CTACTTGCCCGGGGTCAAATCCTCGTTGACATGCGCCCCCGTGGACTCCGCTGCCGCCACCGCCAGTGCCTTGATAAACGTCGAGGCCTGCAGTCCGCTCATGCCCTGTTGGCGCAACGCGTTGTACACGATCTCCGCCGCGCCCGTCAGCGGAATCGGCCCGTGCGACCACAGATATTCCCCTAGTGTGTACCGCGTCTGATTCTTGTGCTGCGGCGCCTCCGTCGTGAAGGGCAACGGCCGCCCCGCGTAATCCGCCCGCGTCGCCACGTCCGTCAGGATCGAGGCCGTGGGCGAAAACTTCCCGCGCGCGTACTGTCCGGCCGTCGTCGTGGCTGCCTGGAACCGGCTGCCCTTCAGCAGTTGCATCTTCGTCCGGCGCGCCAGCAGATCGCCGGCGATCACATGCCCCAGGAACCGCACCGGCGCCAGCAACCCACCATCCAGCGCGATCGTGTAATGCGCCGCCTTGAACTTCAGCCAGTCGCTCTTCGTTGGATCCGTCAGGTTCACCTTCTGGCCCGTCCCAAGCGCCTGGTTGATCCCCTGATTCGCCAGCAACGCCGCAAAGTAGAACGCCCCGAACTCCGCCGCGTGCTTCAGCCGCGTCACGGCAATCTGCCGGTCCGCCGCATTTGCGTTATGCCAGTCCGTAAAGGTAAAGATCGTTTTCGCCGGATCGCCGATGATCCGCGCCCATCGGCTCGCCTCCAGCTTGGCCGCGAACATCACCGTTTGCGCCGTCGTTGTCAGCGGACCGTGTCCCAGGTTCGCCACCCCCGTCGCGTGGTTGTTCATCTGCGCTATGTTCCGCGCCATAACGGCCGCCTGCTGTGGATCGTTCTTGATGCTTTCCGGCACCTTCGCCCACTCCGCCTTGTTCGCCTCCAACCGGTAGATCTTCAGCGCATCAAACCCGCGCTTGCCTGCCGCGCCAAACTTCCCGCCCCACTTCGCATACAAACCATAATCCGTGTAGATCGAATGCGGATCAACCGCCGCGCCGGCGTGCCTCCAGAAATCATAGTCCGGATCATTCACCAGCTTGTAGATTGCCCGGTCGTGATAATCCTTGTTCGTCCACAGTTTCCACTGGCTGCCAAAATTCCGCCAATACGTCCCCCACTGGGACGGCAGGAACATCCGGCCGCCGGCGTGCGTGATCATACCCACCGTTCCGTGACCGTAGATTGCAATCGCAAAGGGTGCCCGGATCGCCGCCAGCATCCCGTCCACCACGCGGGCCGGTCCGCTGCGCGCCGCCAGGCGCGCCCGCTCACCGGCATCGTGGAAAGCCTGTTTGGCCGCCTCATTGTCGCGAAAGGCCTTAATGACCTCCGGGGAAGTCTTCCACGCCGCCGGCTTCACCTGGCGGGGCGCGAAGTCGCCTCGGGCCGTCCGGTCCGCGTAATCCGCCGCCCGGGCAGTCAGCCGCGCCACATACGATTTGATCGCGCGTTCCTCCAGTGTCTTCTGATATTGCGGATCCATGGACCGCAGCTCATCCCACTGGGCCCGGAGCGCCACGCGCCGCGCCCGCAGCGCGTCCAGACGTGCCGACGTGATCAATGGCTTGCGCGACGCCACCGAGACTTGGCCGGCCGCGATCTGCTTCTCCAACCATTCAATCTCCTTTTGGATGCTCCGTTCCGCCAGCGCCGCCCGCTGCGCGTCCGTCATGCCCGGTCGCGGCGCAATCTCATCGAGCTGCTGCTTCAGCGTATCCACCTGGATCTGCAGCAGCTTCGTTTCCGCGTCCGCCGGTCCCGGCGTTTTCGTCTTCACGCTCCGCGCCCCGGCGGCGATCTGATACTTCAGGTCCGCGATCCGGTTGTTCAGCCAGGTCTTGCGCGCCTCCAGCGCCCCTTTGAGCTGCTTGGCCGCGTCTGTTACCACCACGCCAAAGCGCCGCTTCGCCTCGTTCACCTGTTGCTGCAGCAGCCGGCCTTCCGTGCTCGGCGTATGCTGTTCCACGCCGCTGCGGGGTAATGGTCGGCGCGCCTGGATATCCTCCAGTTTCAGCGTCTGCGCGATCTGGTGGCTCAAATCCCGTCGCTTCGCTTTGATCTCATCCGGGTTCAGCGCTTTGAACTTCCCGTAGTTCGCCATCGCCTCCCGCACATCGCGCCGCGTGACATCCGCCATGCCCACATCATCCGTCAAGGTCTTATGGATCGCGTCCACCAACGGCTCGCGCTCCTTCAGCCCGCTCACGATAAAATTCTCCATTAGTTTCCGGATGTAGTCGCCCTGCTCATCGAGCGGACGCTGCTCCGTCGCCGCGTCCTTCAGCCCCGCGATGATGCTCTTGCGCTGCCCCGTCACATCGTCCTTCCGGATGCGCTTCTTAACCTCGATGGACTGTTTGCCCTGCGCCAGCCGGTCCACGGCCGTATCTACCCGGGCATTTGCCTTCGTCCAGGCTTGGTTCAGCCACGGAATGACATTCTCACCAAAGTCCGCCACCATCGCCTTGCTCCAACGGGTAAAATCCAGCGTGCCCCGCGCGATGTGCGCCGCGCCCACCGTCGCGAGGTCCGTCAGCAGCGTCGGATCCAACCCCGTGTTGAACCGCGCAAACTTCGCCTTCAACCGTGCCCGCGCCGCCGTCGCCTCTTTCTCCAGCGCCGTCACGATCCGGTCCGCCAGCGAATGCACCTGCCGGTCATAACCCACCCCGTTCTTCACCTGCTCGATGCGCGCCGCGATCTCCGCGTCCGCCATTGCCTTGCTCCGCTCTTCATCATCTGCCGCCTTGGCCTTCGCCTCGCGCTCCGTCGCATCCTTCATCTTCGCCCGGAGATCCAGCAACTCCTTCATCATGTCCGCGTGCTCGCCGGCCGTCAGGTCGCGCCCCTTGATATCCGTCAGTTGCTTCGTGCGCACCCGTTCCATGCGCGCCAGCGAATAATTATCCTGCACCATCGCCCGCAACGCCGCTAGGCCCCGCGCCGTCTCCGTCGCCGCCGGCGCCATCACCTTCTCCAAAGCGTCCAACTGATCGTCCAGCTTGGCGATGTCCCCCTTGATGCGGGGTAATTCGTCTGCGCGATTTGGAAACTGTTTCGCATCGTCCTCTACCTGCGCTTGTTCGCGCACCAGTTTCGCCCGCTGATAATTCAGGTCAGTGTGACGGTGCAACAGCAACGCCACATCATCATCCGTCAAAGCCCGCTTCCGGCCCTCCACCTGGTCTGACAACATGGAGTTCACCAGCTCCAGCGGGGCTGAAGGATTATCCGCCACCTTCGCCAGCGCCCCCTGCCATACGTCGCCCGGGAAACTGCGCACCGGCGGCTGCGCAAGTGGCGCTTCCCCTCGCGCCTGGCGTTCCTGTGCCACGGCCGCCTTCTTGATCCCCGTATCGCCGCCGGTCGTGTTATGAAACTCGCTCGGCACCGCCGCCCCCATCCCCACCATCTCACCCTCCTTCAAGCTGCCCGCATCGATGTGCAGTTGCGAACCCATGTTTAGCGTCTGCCGCCCATAAGCCCCCTCCAGCGTCACGCCAAACGGTTTTCCTGTGTCCGCATCCACCGGATGCTCCACCACCGTCATGGGCTGGCCCTTGATTTTCACCGTGTCGCCAAGAAATAGTTGTTCGATCGGCACGCTCTCCACGCCCGGCCGGCTCGCTTTGTTCGCCGATTCAAACGCCACCGTTCGCGCCTGTTCCTCCGCGAGCTGCCGCGCCTCCGCCGTCATGTTGCCCCGCGCCGCCAGCCGGACCTGCCCGGCCTGTACCATCGCCTGCGCCAGATCATCCGGTGTCTCCAAATTCTTGAACAGACCTTCTGCGTGCAATCCCTGCAGCACCTGATCCGCCGGCTCGCCCTGGGTGTGGCTCATCAATTCCGCCGCCCGGCCCTGCGCGCTGCGCACCGCCTCACCCTGATCGGCGCGATCAAACTGCACGCCGTTCGGAAAATGATCCGAGATCGTGTCCAACACATCCGGCGGCGTGTCCACGCTGCCCCTCATCGCTTTCACATCCTTGTCCGATACGTCCACCGGCAATAGTTTGACGGGAGCCGCCGCCGGCGCTGGGGACACGGGTGCCGTTGCCGTCTCTGCTGGCGGAGCGGTCGTCACGGGAATAGGAGGAATAGCGGCCGGCGACGGGGAAGGTGTGGGCTTGCTCGCCTCTTCAAAACTCAGTGTGCCAGGCGGCGGCGTTCCAGGCGTTTGGACGGCTGCTGGCTTGGTTGCGTCTTCAAACGTCATCGAAGTGGGCGCTTCCACCTTCGGCGTGGCAAACGTGGGGTCATTCAACAACTGCATGGACAGCTCGGCCGTCGCCTTGAGTTTGTCCGGCACCGCGTGCGCCCCTGCCAATGGCGCAAACGCTCCCGCCTGCACCAGGTCACTGACGGCGCTCGTGATCTTGTCCGGATCGCGGTCCTCGGGATTCTTCCCCAGCTCCGTCCCCAGATCCGTCGCCGCCTGGCCGCCGCCGCGGATCATGTCCGCCGCAAACCCGGCGCTGATCAATCGTCCCGCCACGCCCGCCGGCATTCCGGCCGCCATGAGCGGAATGGACGCCGCCGCGCCCTGGCTCACCTTTGCCATCGTCGCGGCGGCCGGCGCTTCCCCGCTCGCCAGCTTCAACTCATCATCGATCTGCGGTGTTTCACCCAACGCCGCCGCGGCCAGATTATTCAGCTCATAATACTTTTCATCGCCGTGCAGCGTCTGCGCCACGTCCGCCACGCCGCCACGCACCACATTTCCCGCGTACCCCGCCACCGCACCCGGAGCCGCGCCAATGGCCTTGATCACATTCGCCGCGTCCTCCTGTGTGCCCGGCCCCAGCACCCCGCGCAAATTAGGATCCTGCAACTGGGCGGTCTCGTAGGGGTTCGCCTGCAGCTTGCTGGTATCCACCGGCAACCCCTCCTCAAACGTCATGGTGGATGGTGCCTCACCGGAAGGTGCGCTGGGTGCTTGCGCATCTTCAAACGTGAGGGTGGACGGCCCTTGCGCGTCCTCAAATGTCAGCGTGTCCGCCATTGATTTATTTGGTGAACTGCGTCCCATCCCACGTATAGACTCCGCGTGAAGTCTGATACGCCTGCCCCTTCTTCATCTGCGCCTTGTCCGTCGGCATTGCCAGCGGCGCATCCGCCGGCGCGCCCGGTGCCTTGGCCTTCGCCTGCAGTTGTGTCACCGCGTTCCGGTGCGTGGCGATCTCATCATTGATCGCCTTCAAGGAATCTGGATTGCCCTGCGCTCCCGGGATCATCGCCAGCAAACCGGAGGTCGCCTTTTGATGCTGCAAGATCAGGTTCTGCTTCTGGTCATCCGTCATTTCCTTGATCGGCTGGAAATTATATTTGCCGCCGCCCTTCGGAATGTTGTAACCCAGCAACGACCCATCCGGTGCCGTCATCGGCGTCGCGCCCGATTCCAGCGAGGTCGGATCATCCTTGATCTCAAACTGCTTGCTCCCCGGCATCCGGTAACCCGTCCGGCCATTCCCCAGGTCTTGCGGCACAATCGGCGTATCTTCAGCGCCAGCCGGTCCGGCTTTCATCTGGTTAAATTTGGATATGGCATCCATCGCCTTTGGCAATGCCCGTCCCACATCAAAATCTTTCGGCATCTGTTTCAACGTCTGGTTGAACGCTTCAATGGGTGAAACCGCCGGTTGATTCGGGTCGCCATCCGGGTCCGGCGCGATGTTCTGCCCGTATCTTTGCAGGAAATTGCCAGCATCGGAAGATGCCTTCGCATCCGCCTGCCGGTCCGCCGCCTGAGCGGTGTACTGCTGGATCTGCGCCTGATCCTTCTGCGCGCTCAACGCCGCGGCATACTGCGTCGCCAGTGCGCCGATCATCCCCTTCTTCGCCGAAAGGCTCGCGCCCCCGTACTTCGCCACGATGTCCGGATCCAGCGGCAGCCCCGCCTGCTTGATCGCCGGCACCAGCATCTGAAACGTCTGGTCCGCGTTCGCGCTGTCCTGCACGTTCTGCTTGTGCTGGCCGATCGCGTCGTGCATGTCCTGGTCGAACTGCGTGTTCGCCTTCATGAAATTGTTGTTCGCGCTTTCCAGCGCCGGCGCCAGGCCCGGATTATACGGCGCCATTCCGTCCCCGGCCCCCATGTAAGGTGATTGATAGTCAGGCATAAATTTCCTAGTAACTGTTTAACGGCAATCCTTGACTGGTATATCCGCCAGATGCGAAAGATGAAGAGTATCCGCTAGGACTGTTATAATTGCTGTTGAACATGTTGAGCAGTCCGCTATACGCCCCGCCCACGCCCTGCTGCAGCGCCTGGCCGCCGGCATTCGCCGCGTTGTACGTGTTCGTCGAGGTCAGGTTCTGGCTGTAGATGCTCGCCGCCAGCGGACTTTGCGGATTGAACTGGCTTCCGGGTTGCATCGCATTGCCCTGCGCCAGCAAGGAATTTGCCGCACCCCCCGCATTGCTCTGCGTCCCCAAGATCGCCTGATATGGTGCGCCGTAAAAACTCTGGTCTGCTCCCACCACACCTGCCGCTGTCTGCTGTCGCTGCGCCAATTGCTGCTGCCCCGCTTGGCTTGTCGCCAACACGCTGGCGTACGCGCTGGCTGGCCCGTACGCCATGCCGCGCGCGCCCTGCGAACCGCTCACGGAATTATTCAGCTGCCGTTGTTGGTCCGCCGTCATGCCACTCCCGGCCGCCAATCCCTGATTCGCCTGTGTGTTCAATTGCGTCAACAACGACGCGCCGGCCGGATCCGCCGCGTTCATCGCCGCCACGCCCGTCGGTCCCAGGTTCAGCACGTCGTTCAGCGAGCTGGTCCGCAGGATGGTGTTCGCGGCGGATTGTCCCTTGGCCGCCGCCGCCTGCGCCTGCTGCTGGTCCGCCAGCAGCCCCGCCTGCCCGTTCGCGCCGTTCAGCAGCGTCGAGAGGTTCGTCAGGTTCAGCGCCGCATACGCCGGCTCGCCGTAGCTCGGGTTCGCCTGCGCCTGGTACAGTTGCGGCGCCTCCTGGATCTGCGCCTGCAAGGCCTGCGCCGTCTCCGCGCCGTAGTTGCCCTGCGCCGGCGCGCCCGGCGAGAACGCCCCCGCCGCGCTCGCCGCGCCCATCGCTGTCGTCCCCACCGCCGCCAAAACCGGTAATGAAATACACGCCATATTATTTTACCTCCTCAAATAAAGTTGTTTCGCCCAATCTCTGAAACGCAAACCGCTCCATGAACGGATAGATCGGGCTGCCCGCCGCGCACATCGTCACCCACGGCCGCCCGGCCGCCGCCTTGTACGTCAGCCCGCGCGCGTGCTGGATGATCCGCGCCGTGTGGATCGCCCCGTTCAACACCGAATGGCTCCAGATGTTCGTCACCTGCAGCCGGCACACCGAGAGCGCCCCCACGATCTCGCCGTCCCGCAGCACCGCGTGCGTCGCGAACCGCGGATCATGCCGCGCCGGATCCAGCCGCGCCGCCGTCCGCACCGCTTCGAGCTGCGCCGGCGTCAAAATGTCCTGGTACTCCAGCATAAAATCAAATCGGCCCGCTCAACGGCTCCGCCGTAGGGCAGGCTTTCCAGCCTGCCGGTGCTGGGGGCTTTCCAGCCCCCAGTTGATTGGGTAACGCCGCCACCTTAACTTTCCTCGCCAGCACATTCACCGCCAGCTCATTCAACAACTCATACCGCAACGGATCCCAGCTCAGCCCCGGCACCAGCCAACGCCACACCGACTCCATCACCTTCGGATGGTCCAGGTCCGTCTTGTCCACCTCCAGGCGTCTGGACGCCGGGACGCTCGCCAAGGCCGCCTCATACTTTTCGTGGATGTTCTCCATCATCTCCTCGAGGTCCGTCCCCGCCGGCACTCCGGGATATTCCTTCCCTTCCGTAAAATATTCCCGGTAGCTCCGCGCCGCGTCCGCCGGCGTCGTCCGCACAAACAACCACCGCGCCTGGGGAAAGATCTCATTCATCCGCTCCATCACCAGCAGCAGCCCGCTGTCCGCATCGCCGCAATAATAATTCCCCGCCAGCTTCGCCTGCATCAACTTGTCATGAACGTGCTCCGCGCGCCAGCCGCCCTTCATCGCATCATGCCAGCAAAACGAATTCTTCGTGGTGAAGAAATTCGCCAGCCACGCCGTCCGCGTCCGCGGGATCCCGGTGATAAAGAATGGTTGCAGTTTCATATTTGGATCCAACGTCACGTTGGTCAGTACGGCGTTGCCAGCAGCGTGAACGCCCAGTTCACCGGGCTGCTCCCGCTGCCGCCCTTGAGGTAAATCCCGTAATGCGGCGGCACGATGAACCGGTTGACCGGAAACACCCCCGGATCCTGCGCCGCGCTGATGAGGAACACCTGGTTCGTGTTCTGGTCCCCCAGGATCACCGAATACGAGCCGCTGCCGCTCTGGTAATGCGCGTACGATCCCCCCACGTCCACCAGCATCGCGCTCGCCGTGTTCGAGTTCACCCACACCGTGATCGTCTGGCTGCTCGCCGTCACGTTCGTCGCGTTGTTCGTCGAGCCGCCCCAGTACCACGGCACCACGCCCGGCGCCGTCGGCAGCACCCGCGTCAGGTTCGTGTACGTCCCCGCGTTCTGCTGCTCCTGCCCCTGCACAAATCCCGCCAGGCTCCCCAGCGTCGTCACCGTGTTCGTGTCCTGCAGCGTGCTCTGGATCGCCGTGGTGTCCGCCGCGGCCAGCGCCGGCGCCGCGCTGTTCGTCGTGATCGTCGTCCCCCGCCACGTGTTCGTCGCGTACGTCCACGCGTTCGTCGGCAGCGTGATCTGGAAATTCGTGATCAGGAACGCCTGCGCATAGCCCCACTGGTTCGTGAAGTTCGGCGTCGCCGGATACGTGAAGAACAATCCCGCCAGAAACCCCGCGCCGATCGTCAGCGCGTTGTTCGTGTTCAGCACGATCGTCAACCCGTCGTAATTCACGTTCAGGTTCGTCCCCGTCTGCGAGGCCTGGTTGAACCCGCCGCTCAACGCCCGGCCCGCCACGTTCGTGTTCACCTGCTGCCAGCCCACCCCGCCCGGCAGGATCTCGATCTGCCGCGGCGCGCTCCCGTTGTAGTTCAGCGTCACCCCGTCCGGTACGCTGTCCGCCAGCAGGTTCCCCGCCACGCTCCCCGCCGTCAGGCCCGTGGATCCATCCACCGTGCCCGAGATCAGGATCGTCCCGTTGCCCAGCTCGTTCAACGTCTCCGTCGTCGGCCGCTCATTCGCGCTGAACACATACCCCGGCGTCCACGTCGCCGTCAGCGTCGCCACCGCCGGCCCGCACGCCAGCATGAAACTCATCACCGCCACCATCGCCATTTTGATCATCTTCATACGTTTTTCATCATTGGTGCCGCTCAGCGGCTAGACATTCCGTGAACCGGCGGACGGCCCGGCAACACCCATCACCCCAACGGCCTGGATGCGCGCCGAGCCGGACGTGTTCAGTATTTGGATTTGCACGGCCCAGTCATCCCGCCGCATCCGGAACTTCTCCGTATAGTTCTGGTGCACGTCCAATTCCCCCACCAGCAGCTCCTGCGGCGTCAGCGCGTAATCCGCCCGGTACGGCGCATCAAACTGCGGCTGCGTGCTCGTCGCCGGATTATACGCCGCCTGCCCGTAGATCTGGTACTGCGTCAGGTCATACGTCTGGTTGGCCGTCATCGCCAACGTCTCATCCCAGCCCGGCGTCAGCGCGTTCACCGTCAGGCTCGGATTGTTCGTGTCCCAGATGATCGCCGTCGAGAGCCAGATCCGCCGCGTCGGGCTGCCGGCCGTGTACGCCCGCGTCAACAGCATGTCGCTGATCGGCACCGCCCCGTCCGTGAACCCGTCGCCGAACCAGCGCGCCTGCCCCGTGTAATCCAGGAACGTCAGCCGCTCCTCGCCAAAGATCAGTTGCCGGGCAAAGCCGGCGACCAGCAGCGTCGCCCCCGACCACAGACCCTCCCACCCTTGGTTCAAAAAGTTGTAGCTCAAAATCCCGTTGTTCTGGACCGCTCCGGTCTGCCCCTTCAGCGGCAGCGCCACAAAATACCGGTTGTTCCAATACGCCCCCACCGCCGTGCTCGCGTACAGCCAGTTGATCTCATCGATGTATTTCTTCATCGGCTTGCTCACCGGATCCGCCACGCCCTGCACCTCGCCATTCACCGTCTGCGTGATGCTCGCCACGCCCTTGCGCGTCAGGAACCACACATCCTGCCCCGTCTGCGCCACGCTCAACGGGGCGATGCACCCGTACTCCGTCGTCACGTTGCTCAGTGTCCAGGCGCTTGCACCCCCGCTCAGGTTGTTCAGGATGTCCACCCGCGTCCCCCGCATGATCAGCACCGAATCGCTGCCGAACGGCCAGAGCGCCGTGATCGGGTCGCTGCTGCCCAGGTTCGCCGTCACCGCGTTCACAAACGGGCTGAAGGAAAGCGGATTCAACGGATCGCTGATCATCAGCGTGTCGCTGCCATTGACCACCAGCAGCCGGTTCTGAAAGTAAAGCCCCTCGCGGCCGCTCGGCATCGGCAGGCCCGTGCTCCCCGCCTTCGTCAGCGTCCCGCTTTCCCCGCTCACCGTCAGCGGCACCTGGCCCGCCGCCCCGCCCGCCAGCGCCGCCAGGCTCGTCGTGTACAGCACCACCGCGTCCGGCGAGATCGGGTACGCATACACCGTCCCCGTGATCAGCGCCGCGTTCGTCGTGTGGATCCCCGTCACCGTCACCGCGTCCGCCGGCAGCAGCCCGTGTTGCGGCGCCGTCACCACGTTCGGGTTGCTCGAGCTGCTGCTGCTCGTCGAGGTGATCAGGATGCTCGTCGGCACCAGCAGCATCCCCAGGTCCAGCCACGTGTTCCCGCTCGCGTTCGGCCGCGCCAGCAGCGGCGGCGCGCCGTTCCCGTAAAACCCGGGAAACGCCGCATCCCGCTCCAGGTAAAATTGACCGACGGCCGAGGCAAACGTCATATACGTCGTCAACGCCGCATCGCTGTACAACTGGATCACATTCCCCGGCAACGTCTTCACATAATAGCCTGCCCCGGAATTCGGCGGCGTGATCCCGTAGCTGAGCGTGCCGCTCTGGCCATTCACGGTGATCGCAAATTTCCCCGTCGAGCCGCCCGCGATCGCGTGCGCCGCCGTATCGTACAGGCAAACCGTCGTCGAGGTGATGGCCCCGATGTAGTACGTCCCCGCCGCCCCCGTGATCCCCGTCACCGTCACCGGCCGCCCCGCGGTCAGCAACGTCGTCACCACGCTCACCGTGGCTCCCGTGATCGCCGTGCTCGTCACCGCCAGCGTCGCCTGGCTGAAATTCCCGCCCGCGATCCCGTTGAAAATTACCTCATCGCCATTGTTCCACGTCGGCGTGTCATTGAGCTGGATCGTGCTCGCCGCCGGATCCACCGCCAGCAGGTTCAGCGTCCCCGCCTGGCCATTGACGCTGATCGCAAACCTTCCCGTCGCCCCGCCGGCGACCGCGTGCGCCTTCGTATCGTACAGACAAATCGTGGTCCCCGTGATCGCTCCCACATAATAGGTGGCCGTCGCCCCGGTGATCCCCGTCACCGTCACGGCCCGGCCCACGCTGAGCGTCGCCGGATTCACCGTCACCGTCCCGCCCGTGATCGCCGTGCTCGTGATCGCCAAGGTCACCTTCGCCGAGAAATAATGCCGCTCATTCCCCTGGCGCAACATCGTCACCCCGTTGTAACTCGGGATCAGCCGGACCGTCCCCCAGATATCGTGACCGTTCAGCGGCACCAGCACCGGCGCATTGCCCGGCAGGATGCGCCACAGGTTGCCCCGGCCGCCGTCCGTCGTCCGCCACGCATCCGTCGCCACCAGCGTCACATCAAAGCCCTGGGGATCATTGAACCGCGCATAACCCCACACCGTCCCGCCATCCGTCACCTTCCCCCACGCCTGCGTATCGATGCCGAACCGCGGCCAGGCCCGCCCATCCTCAAACCGTTTGTTCAGCGCATCCGCGCAGACCCCCGTCTCCAGCTCATGCGCCGGCCGCCGCGTGTCCACCTTGTAAAACGCCGCATCCCCATCCTGCACCGGCGTCACATTGGACAGCTTCCGCACCTCGCTCGCATACCGCGAGTTCAGGTCCTTCGCATCCAAAAACGGAGATGGCGGTGGTAAAATCATTTTTGCGTTCTCTGCGTTCTTTCGTGGCTAAAACTTTTCATCTCCGCGTTTCCTCTGCGTTCTCCGCGTCTCTGCGTTTATTGGGGAGGTGTCTGCGGATGCACCTCATAAATATTCCGGTTCTTCACCGCCCGCCGCGGCACATCCACCAGCCGCCGGATCTCCGTCGAGATCTCGCTTTGCGCCAGCGCCAGGATTTCATCCCCCTGCGCCATCTGCCCGTCCGCGCGCACCAGGTTTCCCGCCGCCACATAGACGAGATAATTCCGGAACCGGTCCGGGATCGCATACGCCGCCAGTTGGTTTGCCGGCACCTGCATCAGATCCGGCCGCGGCAGCATGTACTCCACCCACACCGTCCCGCCCCCGTCCTCGAGCTGCACCGCGTCATTCTGCTCATAGAACCGGCACATCACATAGGAGGTCGTCACCTGCGGATTATTCGTCCAGACGCCTAGAATGTCCCCCATCTCGCCCGCGTTGCCTTCCTGTTTCGAGAAGACCCGGTTCGTCGTCTGCACGCTCACGATCGCCGGGATCAGTTCCGGCCACTGGTACGCCCCCTGCCAGATGTCCCGCAGCGCCGTCGCCAGAAACGCCTGCAGCATGATCGCCTCGCTCGGCGGAATCTTGTCACGCGTCCTTCCCGCCACCTCGGCGGCGGCAAACATGATGTCGTTGTAAGTGACCGTCTTCATTTATCGTAGGGCAGGCTTTCCAGCCTGCCGGTTCACGGGGCTTTCCAGCCCCGTGTTTCGCCCTCAACTACGGAATCGTCACCTGCGTCCCGCTCACATTCGTCCCGTTGATCACGTTGCTCTTCGTCCCCAGCGTGTCCTGGTAATAGATCAGCACGCCCGGACCGCCTTGCGACAGATTCCCGTCGCCCGCCCCCCCGTACGTCCCCGTCAGGCTCTGCCCGTTCACATACGCGCACACGTCGTAATACCCGTTGCTGTCCTGGCCGCCGCTCGTATCCTCAAAATACAGCTTGCCCACCGTCCGCGCATAGAACCCGCACCCCGTGATCGTCACCGTCGCCAGCGTGATGTCCTCCTGGGACAACACCACGCTGTCGATGATCGGCGCCGGCGTCACCGTCTGGAAACCCGAGGGCGAAGTCATGATCCCCTGCAGCGCCGTCATCACCAGCGCCGCATACCGCGCATCCGTCGCGTCCCACCGCACCGCCGGCGTCCCGTCCGCCGGCGTCAGCACCACCGCCGCCCCATCCGCCACGATCGTCCGCATCGCCTCCAGCGCAAACGTGTACCCATCCGGCAGTTGGATCCAGGAACTCATGCTTTCAAGGCGGCCCGCGCCGCCGCATCCGCCGTCCACGCGGCATCACCAAAGCGGCTCACCGCCTCAAACAGCAGGTTCACCTCCGCCGCCGGCACATCGTTATCCGTCGCCAGCTCGCGCAACGCCTGGTCCGCCTCCGCCTTCACGTACTGCGCCGGCGTCCACGCCGTCCACGTCGCGCCGTTGTCGAACGACTCCTCGATGTTCCCGCGATACCACGCATCGTGCGACACCGTCGGAAAGAAGCTGTTCGTCGATTGCAGATCGCACTTCACAAACTTCGGCGAGCTGAGCCCGTCCGTGCCCGATCCGGTCCGGCTCCGCAACAGCCGCCCATCCCGCATCCGCCACGGCAACGGCTCCAGTTGGATGAAATCCGACCAGCCGTCCAAGGTGGACACCTTCAATCGTTCGTTGGGATGCAGGTAGGGCAGAACTTAGGGGTGCTGGGTGTTCGGTGTGCCCGGCACGATCGCACCCGCATCCGCGCTGATCCCGTTCGTGCTTGTCGCATTGGCTACATGCGCATTGCCGGCCGTGAACTGGCCTTGGGCCGCCATCAGGAACGGCACCGCCTTGTTGTCAATTGTGCCGCTCGCGCTCATGCTCGCCGCGTAGAGTTGATTCGTGCTCGTCGGCAGCCAGCGCATCGAGCCGTGGTGAATGCCGGATTTGATGTTCGGCAGCTGGGAGGACGGCGAAGTCATCTCCAGATCAATGCCCCACATGTCGTCTTCCACCAGCAACGCATACCCTTCCGGCAGCCACAGCCGCTCTTTCTTGTCGGACGTCGTGACCGAAGCCGCCGATACCAGGTTCGTCGACCAGGCGCCCGTCGCGTCCTTCGCCACGTTATACACCGCCGGCGTATTGATCGTGGTATGCTGCGTCGTGATCGAGCACCCCGTCAGTCCAAACGCCAGGACGCCGATGCCCAGCACCGCATAAATCGAAGTCCGGTTGATCGGGTTCCCCGCCGCATCCGTGGCCGATGCCGTGCGGTGCGTCAAATGCCCCCACAGCCAGGTCAACCCCAGCACACCGCCGGCAATCACATCCGGGCCGGTCACGAGCTGCGCCAGATAGGCCGCCAATCCCTTGGTCGCATCCGACCGCTGGGCGCTCCACGCGATGATGCCGCCGCTGAGCGCATTCGCCAGCCAGCGGATTAAAGATAATGCCTGATTTGAGTTCATAACTGTCTGTTTCCTTTCGTTGGTTGTTGTTGGTTTACCGCGTTAAAATTCGTGTTAATTGGTGAAATTCGCGTCTCAAAGTTTCTTCTTCAGCTCCCGCAGCACCTCCGTCACCTGCCCGCGCGTCTCGCAATTCTCCCGAATCGCCTTCGTGTTCTCCTCGATCACCTTCCGCGTCTGCACCCGCTCGTCGATGTGTTCCTTCATCACGTTGCTGTACGCGTCCCGCATGTTCTGGCTCTGCTGGCTGATGAAGCGGATGAAGATCACCACCACCACCACCAGCAACGCCAGCGCCGGCACCTCTTTTGCGGACTCCGTAAATAGCTCTTGCATATATTTTATTCGTTTGCCGTCCGGCGCCGCCGCGGCCGGTTCCGCCAGGACCCGGTCCGCCCCGCCTTCCCCGCCTTCACCGCCGTCAAAATCTGCCGCAACACCCGGTTCTCCTGCTTCAGCCACGCCAGCTGATCCGCCCGGATTGCGTCAATCCGCGCCATGTGATCTTCCCGGCTCATTTTTATTTCGGGTCACTGGGGCTCCCATTTCCCCACCGGCGTCCCGATCGTGTACGTCTCCGAAATGAAATCCCCCGGCTTCAGCGGCACGATCATGTCCCCCGCCACGATCGAGGTTGACACCGTCGTCCCGTTCTTTTTGAATGCCGTCCCCGTCACCCCCGAATTGTCCACATACAGGAAAATATTCCGCACAGGACTCACTGTGTTCGCCGCCGTGTTCGTCCACGTCAAAGTTGTCGCCGGAAAAGTGATCTGGTTCAACGCCAGCCCGTTGCTGTTCACCGTCAAGAGCGAAGGTGCCGTCACCACTCCGGACAAAATCAGCGCCGTCTGCGCGTTGCCAATCCGCGTGGTGTTGTTCTCATTCGCGCTCCCCGCCCCCACATTCGCCCCGATGTACGTGTCATTGGTTCCGCTGGTCAGCGTGCCGCCGGCACGGCTGCCAATAGCGGTGATGTTGGTGCCACTGTCGAGCTGCGCAAACGTATTGGCACCAAGCGCCGTGCTGTTCCACAACTGGCTGCCAGCCACCGTGTCATTGACCGAGGCACCCGCAAACGTGCCGATAAAATCATTGAAAGACCCCAGTTTCTTATCGCGCAAAACTGTGTCGCCAATGGCGATGTTTTGCAGCCCTTGGTCATACTTCAGGTCTTGCCAGCCGATGCCCACGCAATCCCCCGTGTTCGTGGCATATTGGAAGCAACTCCAGCCAATGGCCTCATCCTGCTGGTTTGAGATTCCAAATTCACCAATACCTTGACCAATAAAAGTATTCTGGAAAGTGCCACTGTCATTCGTGTCATACTTCATCACACTATCACCAATGGCTATTTGTTGAATACCGTAATTGGTTCCCGGCGTGTTACCAGTACCAAGAAATAAACCACCACCCCCACCGGTTACACCACCACTATAATTAACTACCGTCGCGTTAGTGTAAATAAAGCCAAGCAAACCATTGCCTTGCTGCACATAGACCGTCTGGAGATAACTCAACCCCGGCCCGTTCGTCGTCACCAGCGTTCCCGTGCCGGTGTTCGCCGTCCACGTGTTGGCTGACTCTTGTCGGTTGGAGGTGACATCCGTTGCCACAAAGAAATAAACCGTGGTATCACCAGCCATGTCGGGCGGATACGTGCCGAGGAAAGAATCGGCTTGCCCCGCATCATAAACGATGTTCAGCCCGGCCGAATTGGTCAACCCGCCCAGCACCGTGCCGCCAGCCTGGTTCGTCCAAATCAAATTTGGATTCCACACATACGCCCCGCCATTCGTCACCGCCGCCGGCGTGATCAGCCCGCTGGAATAATAAACATTAAAATTCGTCTGCAATTGCGAATACGTCGTGGTCGCCCCACCGCCCCCACCGCCGCCATAATAAGGCGTCCCATCCGCCCACAAGAGCCGCAATGCCAGAATACTCACCGTCAACAGCGCCAGAAAAGTTTTCATTCGATTCGTGAAAATTAGTGAAATTCGTGTCTAGAATTTGAGCCGGTAATTCACCTCCACCCGCGCATCATTCGCCGCCCCCACCACCTGCGCCGTCGTCGGCCCCGCCGGCTCGTTCGTGCACACCACGATGTACAGCCCGTTCGAGAACTGCAGCCCGCCATCCCCAAAATCCAGCGTCGTGGTATAGCCCGGCGGACACAGCAGCGGGATCGGATCCTTCGCCGTGTTGTCCCCGGCCGCCACATCCAGCAGCCAGATCACCCGGTTCGCGCCGATCGCCGTCGGCACAAACACCACCAGCTTGTGCAGCTTCAACGGCACCGCCGCCACCTGCGTCGCCGCCGCCCAGCTCCCGGCATTCGTATTGGTGCCCGCCTGGTCACCCCCCGCAATCTGCACAGTTCGTAAACCCATAAATTTTCTTTCTATTTAACCATGTAACTCTTCAGCGAGTTACTTCTTCAGTTTTTCCACCATTTAACTCATTTAACCATTCAACTCATGTAACTCTTCACCTTGTTTGCACCACCGTCTTGATCCGCTGCCCCTGCTGCCCCACCAGCAACGACTTCTGATCGTCCAACGCCGTCTGCGCCAGGTTCAACAGCAGCTGCCCCTGCGAACCTTGAAACTGATTGAGCCCCGATCCTAAACCGGCTTTCATGTAATCCGCCGCCATGCCCAGGACCAGGTACTTGTGAAACAGCCGGGGGATCGCCACCACCGTCCAGACGTTTGGAGCCGTGTCCGGACTCTGCCCCGCCGCCGTCCCGCTCGCCGCCGTGTAAAAGTTCCCCGGCGTGCTCGCGCTCGAGTAATACATCATCGCCCCGGCCGCGTACGCCGCCTCCCCGTTCCAGATCTCCCCGCCCAGCTTCACGCAGCGCCCCCGGTAATCCAGCCAGATGAACGGACACGGCGTATGCACCTGCACCCCGCGCTCGGACAGATCCCAGTTCACCTCATGCCCCCGCGTCGTCGTCCGCGGATCCGCCGTGTACGCCGCCTGCACGATCCCGATCGCCGTCTGGTTCGTCTGCGTATAGCTCACATACGCATCAAACGGCACCAGCAAGCCCCAGTTCGCCGTATCCGTCGGCAGATCGCCCGCCGCCGCGGCCGCCGCGTACATCTGGTACATCTGGCCGGCATACCCGACCTGGTTGCCCTGGACATACGCCACCGTCGGATCCCACGTCTGCGCCGCGTATACCGGAAAGATCGCCGGCCAGCCGCCCGTGGCGCCCAGCCCAAAATTCGCATTGAAACAACCCACGTACGCCACCGCCCAATGCGCGTTATCCGTGTTCCCGTTGATATCCGCCGGCGGATTGTTCAGGTTGTTCGGCGCCAGGCTCAGGTAGTACAACTGCGTCGGCGCGTAAAAGACCTCGTTGGCGCTGTTGTCTTGCAGCGTACCAGTCGCACTTAGTGCGGCCTGCTGGTACGTCGTCGTGGCCGACCACGCCGGCCGAAAGAACCGCTGCTCCACCGTCCCCAGCGTCGGCCAAAAATGATATTCCCACGCCACCTCCAGCCGCTTCTTGGCATACCGCCGCATCGCCCGAAAATCCTGCGCGCTCAAATTCTCCGGATCCAAGTCCACCTCCTCGCACGCCTCGCGGAGCACATCCTCAAAATCTGTTGTCTCAAAAGTCATGCGATGATCAGTTTGGTGTCCGCCGCCGCCTGTAGGGCAGGCTTTCCAGCCTGCCGGTTCACGGGGCTTTCCAGCCCCGTGTCCACCCGCTCCGGAAATTTCACCTGCAGCGCCAAGCTCGGCCGATACCCCACCTGTATTTTCGTCCCCCCGCACTTCACCCGCACCGCCGGATTATCCCGCTCAAACTCGTTCAGAAACGCCTTGTCCCGCCAGCATTCGTACCCCAGCCGACGCCCCCAGTAATGAAACGCATCCGGGCCCACCACCATCCGCAACCGCCCCAGCCCGTTCATGGCCCGATGCTCCCCCGCATTCTCCTTCGCGATCTGCGCCTGCACCTTCGGCGCCTGGCGCAGCGTGTGCACCTCCCGCGCCAGCCGGCCCAGCCGAAACTCCTCCACCACCGCCGCCGGCAGCGCGCTCAAATCCACCTGGAAACCTTGGCTCATGTTCTTTTCTTCCTAACGTGATTGAGTGGTCCCGGCGTCCGCCGTCCAGACGCCGGGACTGTCAGAGGCCTTATTGGTGATACGACTGATAATCGATCCCGTACAACTGGATGTTCGTGAAATCCGTCGTCTGGGTGTAATCCCACCGGATCTGCTGCACCCCCACGAGCTGCGCCTTCGTGAAGATCGCCATCCCCGTCACGTTCGTCCCGTAGTTGCAGCTGTTCGTCGCTGCCAGCGGCTGCGTCGTGCTCCAGTTCTGCCCGTCATACACGTCGAACCCGAACACGATGTTCGTGTTCCCCGTCCCGTTGAACCGGGGAAACACCGCCAGGTCCGCGCCGGGGGAAACCCAGTACGGCTGGCTCTGCACCACCGTGCTCGTCGCATTGCTGATCACCGAGAGCGTGTTCGTCAACGTCCCGTTATCCCATCCCGGACTCGCCTGCACCGCCGCCCCCAGCACCAACGCCGCCGCCGTCACCGCCACCGCCAATAATGTTTTCATTGTTTTCATAATAGTTTGATTTTCGTTGCCGTATCCCGGCCCGTCTCGGCCGGGCTAACTTTTTTTAAAAGGCGGCCGGTGGAACCTCGCAAAACCACCGACCGCCCCAAGCCGCCCGCGCCGGCTTGCCATCCGTCGCGGGCAATCATTTGCCGTAGGGCAGGCTTTCCAGCCTGCCGGTTCACGGGGCTTTCCAGCCCCGTGTTTCACTCACCGGTCCAGCGTGTTCAGATCGCTCAACGCCAGGTAAATGTGCACCTCGCCCGCCGTCCAGCCCGTGATCGCGTTCTGGCTCGTGATCGTCGCCAGGATCTGGCCCACGGCCGTCTCCAGGATCGGCTTCGTCAGGTTGTAGCTCGCCAGCCAGCCCGCCGCCGTCAGGCTCAGGCCCGCCGCGCTCAACGCATTCGCCGCCGTGTCCGTCAACGCCATTGTCAACGTGCCCGCCTGCCCGGTGAACGCCGTCTTCACATTGATCGCCAGATCCGTGATGTACGTGCCCGCCGCAAACTGCGTCGCCACGTTGAAGTCCGGAAAGATGCTCGCCGCCGTCCCGCTCGTGAGCAGGATGATGTCCGCCGCCGTCAGGATGATTTTTTGAGTGAACCCGCTGTAAGCGGCCTCCTCGATCACCAAAGGTACGATTTGCATAATAATTTATTTTTAATTTTCGTTTGTAGCACAGGCGTCCCGCCTGTGACCAATTCGCCCAGCCGTCCCGGCCGGGCCAACTTTTTCAATTCGCCGCCGCAAACTTCCCGCCGATCAACGGATTTTTGTCGATCAACCCCAGCACCGCCGTCAACATCGCCCGCGGCCCGGAACCGTCTTCCGGCAACGGCGTCACCTTCGGCTGCCAGCCCCAGCTCAGCGCGAAGCGGTCCATCGGGATCAGATAACCGCGCGCCTTGCCCGCCGCGCTCGGATTCCGCGTCCCCGTGTTCGCCAGCAGCAAACTCGTGTGGAGATGCACCTGGTTGAAATCGCCCTCATAGATCATCACGTTCGTCGTGACTTTCTTTTCGTCGATGTCCTGGTTGAACGTCCGCAGCGCCACCTGCGTGTTCGTCGTCCCGCTCGCCGCCTGGGTGAAGTTCGTGATCGCCTTCTTCAAGGCCGTCCCGCAGACCAGCGGCAGATCTTGGCTCTTGCCGTATTGGGTGAACACGCTTTCCAGCACGCCCTTGAACACGCTTTCCGTCAGGTTCGGCGTCGGCGTCGTGTCGATGCTCGTCGCCGGCGTCAGGAAGTTCGCCGGCACCGGCAAGGTCGCCTGCGCCGTGTTGTTCAACCACGAGCCCAGCCCGCGCATCTTGTACGGCTTCGCCTCCGAGGCCTCCAGTTGCGTGTCATTGTCGCTCCCGATCGCCACCTCGATGTCGCGGCTGATCTCCTCCATCTTCTTTTCCAGGCTCCGCGCCATCTCGCCGCTCTTCGCGCCGGCGACATTCGAGATCTCCTCCGCGATGTGGCCCACGCCGAACGTCCGGCGGAACTGCTGCGCGTACACCTCCAGCCGCTGGCGGAACTGCGCCGCGTTCTCGATGTTCTTCACCGGCACACCATCCGCCACGCCGCTCGTGTTCGGCACATCATAGATGTCCGCCTGCCAGTCCAGCCGCATGTTCGCCAGCTTCTGCTCCTTCGGGATCATCGCCAGCAGCGGTTTTTCCTTGAAATCGTCAAGGGCGATCAGGTCGAACAGCATTTCCCGCTTGCCCACCTGATTCGGTTCCACTAATTGACTCATAAAACAGTCTCCATTTCCTTGGCCGGTTCTTTTGTAGGGCAGGCTTTCCAGCCTGCCGGTTCACGGGACTTTCCAGTCCCGTCGTCAAAACAAACCTTCCAAAATTTTCCATTTCGCGTTCTTGTCTCCGTTCAAAGCTGCTGAAGCGGTCTCCGCATCCACCTCATTCTTGTTTGCCCGCCGGGGCGCCCCGCCCGCCGGCGTCCCCTTCGGACTCGGGATCACCACCGGCTTCACCCGCGGCTTGACCTTCACCGGTGCCGGCTTCGCCGCCGCCGTTTCCAGCTCGCCCAACCGTTCGAGTCCAAGCACCTGGACGGCCACCATCTTCGTCCACCCGGCTTCGTTTTTGATCGAAGGCATCGCGTTTGTGATCTCCCAGAACTTCTTCGCCCGCGGACTGTTCTTGTCCGCCAGCTCCGGCATCAGCTTCAGCGCCTGCGCCGCCGCCACGTCCGCCTTCTGCAGCCACGTCGCCCGGGCCGGGATCTGCGTCCGCACAAACTTTGTCGCGTTCGCCTTCAGGTTGGCCAGGTACCGCCGCATCGCCGCCGGCGTGTACTCGTCCAGCGCCACCTTCGCGGTCTTCAGCGTGGCCTCCACCTCTTCCGGTGAATCCTCCAGCGCCAGCAACAGATCCTCGGCTTGGTTGATCGCCTCGTTCGCCTTCGCCTCCTCGGCCCGGAGTCCTTCGACCGTCGTCACATTCGCCAGCGGTCCCGTCGCCGTGGCCGTCACCGCCCTGGGAGCTTCCGTGAGCTTGCGTTCCGCCTCGGCCAGCTTCGTCTCCAGCGCCGCCTTGGCTTCCACGGCCGCCTTCGTCTTTGCGACCTCTTTGCCGATGCGTTTATTGATCTTCTCCTGGGTCTCCGGCGTCAGCGCCGTTTTCAGCTCCGCATCTTCCGCCAGGTGATCCTCCTCGCCGCCGCCGGCCGCCTTCGCTTCCTCGGCCTCTTCCAATGCGAACTGCTCCTCGACCGTCTTGCCCGCCTTCGTCGCCCGCTCCGTCAACTCCTTCAGCGCCAGATCTTCCGCCGTCTTCTGCTCGACCGGTGTTAGCCCCGTCGCCTTCGCCCGTTCCGCCAGTTCGGCCGCCTCCGTGGTTTCGCGTGCTTGCTTTTCCGCTTCCGTCTCTTGCGTCGCTTCCGCCTTCGGATCGGCGATCGCTTCAGTAGCTTCAACTTGAGAAAGAACTTTTGGTTTCTCGCCACCGGCAGCAGCCGGCGCGACCTTTTCTTCCGGTTTCTTTTCTGAAAGCGCCCGCGACCCGCTCTCCGCGAGGTCCGCAAAACTTTTCAGAATATCCGCGCGCCCCGGAATCAGCGGCCCGTCGGATGTTTCGGTCTTCGCAGTTGGTTGAGCGGTGCCTGCTGCCGCTTTCGGATTTGGAGTGCTCATGCGTTTTAAACCTGCAAGTCGGTGTTCTCAGACCAGTCTGGATTCGGGGCCACGCCCCTCGGGACCAAACAGAAAACCCGTGTCTGGTGAGAGCCAAACACGGGCCAAAACTTTAGTAAATCCCCCGCCGGACAATCCGGCCCAACCAAGGACAATTCAGGACAAATTAAGCGTCATCAGCCTTCGTTTCCGCCTCAAACTTCGCCGGTTCCACATCCGTCAATTCAAACTCCATGTGGCATTTGTCCTCCCGATCATCCTCCCAGATCACCCCGTAATTCGGCGGACTGTTGTTGCGCAGATGGATCGCCACGATCATCCCCTTGTCCTTCGTCACCTTGTGCCAGATCGTGTCCCCAAAACTCCACCGGCTGGAATGTTTGTAGCTCATTCCTTTCTCTGCGCCTCTGCGTTGAGCCTTTCCGCCATTTCGCCGCGCGCTTGTTCGACCACGCCGTTGAACACCCGTTGAAAATCCACCGCGTGCGCCAGCCGCCCCGCGTTGAACTGCCGGCTGCCATCCGCCAGTTGCGGCTGGATCGCCCCGTTCTGCTCATCCGCCACCTCCTGCGCCAGCAACGCCGTCACCGCCAGCACAAACGGATGCCCCGGCTCCAAACTCGTCAACCCCGCCTTGATCTCCTCGTTCGTCATAAATGCTGCGTCCTCCCCTGACCATGTAGGGCAGGCTTTCCAGCCTGCCGGTTCTCGGGGCTTTCCAGCCCCGAGTTCCCCAGTTGTCCACCCGCCTGGACGCCCGGTGTTACCACCAAAGTTCCCAAAGCGATTTTCGCGACATCCTCGGCCACTTGAACGCGCTTCTTCATTCGTTTGTTCACGAATGCAACACCCCAGCCAAATCCGGTCAAACACCCGGCGGCGAATAAAATGATATAAAGCAATGTATCCATAGGTTTTTCCAATTTAACAATTTAACTCTTCAGCCATTTAGCTCAGGTTAACTTCTTTACCCCCGTGCGTCCCACCTGCTTGTTCTGCTGCTGCGCCACCCCCTGCTGCAAATTCTTCACATAATTCTCCACCAGCGCGCTGAACCTTGGATCCGCCTTCTTCCCGCTCTGCTGCTGGCTCTGCCCGATCTGCTGCGCCAGTTGCTGCCCCTGCGGGCCCGGCGCCAGCTTCGTCACCGTCGCCGGGTCCAGCGCCGCCAGGTAGTTCGGATTCCCCTGCACGATCTGCATGAAATTCTGCAGCTTCGTCGGCGCCGCCGGATCATTGCTCGCGTCCGCATACTGCGGCTCGCTGCCCGCGAACATGTTCAGCACGTCATTCTGCACGTCCTTGTAGATCTTCACGCTCGCCTGGCCCTGCGGAATGATCAGCTCCTTCGCCATCTGCGGATCGACCATGCGCGCCTTCAACTGCGTCAGCTTCGCCTGGTCGATCGATCCCGTGCTGTCCGCCGCCGCCATTTCGGCAAACGCCTTGATCTTCGCCTCCATCAATTCCGGCTGGAACTGCCCCGCGTCAAAATGCATCACGTAGTGAAACGCATCCGCGTCCGGATTCGGCGCGTTCCCCGTCACCTTCTCCACCGTGTCCGCGTCAAACTTCACGCTCAGCTCATACGCCATCTGCAACGCCTCGCCCCACATCGTCAAAAACTTCTTCACCGCCGGCTGCTGCAGCATCGCGCTCAACTGCGGCATCACGCTCGCGTCAAACAACCCCAGGTACCGCGCCATCTTCTCCCGGATCCCCTTGATCACCTCCATCGCCGGCGTCAGCTGGCTCGTCGGCATCTCCATGAACTTCGTCTCGCGCCCCGGGATATATTCGTTCTGCACCGCCGGGCCGATCTTGAACCGCGCCCCCATGCCCTTCGGCACCAGCAACGGCGGAACGGCCGCCATGCCCGCCATATCGACGATGTTGTCCAGCATCGCCTTCTCCACCATCTGGTCCGTCGCCAGCACCTCCGGAATCCCCCGCGTCGCCAACCAGCTCCGGTCAAACCGCTCCCGCCGGCCCAGGATCAGCGGGTACTCCGGCCGCGGATAATTCAAAATCTCATTCTTCGCCGCCAGTTCGTCCTTCTCGCCCTCGCCGAACGGCGCCTTCGTGAAATGCGGGCTAAAGATCGTCGCCTGCACCTGCGTCACCCCGTCCTCGTCCACCTGCTTCACGTACGCGTACACCACCTCGATCAACCAGCTCCGGTTGTCCACCGCCCGCCAGTTCCACGTCCCCACCGTCGAATACGGATTCAGCAGTTGCCACGTCGAAAACTTCCCCTTCGTCTTCACCGCCTCCTCCACCCAGTCCGCGTCCCATTGATCACTCAGCACGCGCGACCGCAGATCCGCCTCCGTCAACAGCACCCGCACAAACGCCACCGGGCTCGTCTGCACATCCCCCACCTCCACCGGCAGCACAAAATCCCGGAACGGCTTCAACGCCGTCACCATCGGCTGATTCTTCGCCAGGTATGGCAACGGCAGCTCGCACTCCCCGTCCAGACGCAAAGACCGCACCGCCGCCCGCGCCCGCTTGACGGATAAAAGCAAAATATCCGACTCCTCCAATGCCGCCGGCAACTGCGCCTTCGCATACCCCTCATAAACAAACTGCACGGCTTTAACCGCCTCATCCTCCATCGTGGGATCCATGACGAGCTGCGGCAACACGCTGAGCACATCAATGAGTTGTTGCGCATCTGTATTTTCTCCCTCTCCTGGAGGAGCAGCGGCAGCGGCCATGGTAGGGGGTGAGGACGGACCACCCATCTGCGCTTGCGCCATACTTCCCCCAGACCCCAGACCCGATCCGCCAGACCCCTGCTGCTTGGCTTGGGTAGAAAGGGCAAGCAGCTGTTCCATCGTCACCTTCACGAGCCGCCGTCCAATCTCCCGTTCCCACGTCACATGCAACACCGTCGTCCCCTGGCTGAACATGAACTGCGCGCTCAACTCCACCTCCGTCTCCAACGTCCGCAACAACTGAAAATGAATCAGCCAGTCCAGGAACTCCGTCGCCGTCGCCGCATCACTCAGATCATTCTCCGTCCCGCCGGCGATCTTCAACACCGCGTTCCAGAACGCCATGTAACACAGCGCCACCATTTCATTGACGGCACCATCGGCCAGATAATTTTTGACATCAGATGCCCCCTCCCACGGAAACGGCTCCTTCCCCTCCGGCATATTGGCCGCGTGCTTCTTCCCGTCATCGGACTGGCCCGACCACCGCGCCAGGCGCGTCTCCTCCGCCATCGCCATCCGCCCGAACGAATCGCCCTGCGACCCGTTCCGCTTGAACTCGGTGATCAGCTCGCTCACCTTCGGCGACCCGTCCCCCACATGTACCAATGTCTCTTGCGTGTCCATTTTCTCAATTTATGAACGCCTTGCGCCGCCAGGCGCAATAGCCCGCCGGACAATCCAGCCCAACCAAGGACAATTCAGGACAAAATTCATGGTGTCAGGCTCCCTATTTCCGCCCGGAACTTTGCGACCAGTGCTGGATGCGCAACGATCTGATTCAGTCCCATGATCATTGCCGCTGGTTCCGTCTTGTAATTTTCTTCGCGCTTCGCCCACTTTGCCCGGGTGCGTTTCTTCTTCGTGCGCGGGAACCGGAACTGCCAGCGTTTTACACACATGGGGCTCTCGATGATTCGGATGCCTCCAAACCTGTCCGCGATGAATAGATCAGCTTTCATAAAATTCCATTCGTCATTAGTGCTTAGTCATTCACGCCGGGCGTGACGCTTCTTCAAAACTCATCGCCGGAAAATGCGGCGCCAGCCCGCCCGCCAGCGAAATAAAGATCGGCTTCCCCTCCGCGATCGCCGCCCGCTCCGCCTCCGTCGGCGTCCACGCCACCACGCACAGCGGACAGCCATCCAGCGAACCGCCGATCGCCCACCCGCGCCAGCCCGGAATGGCCATCACCTGGCTCGGATCCAGATCATCCGGCGCCACAAACCTCGTATTCGCCTCCGGAAAAGTCGTCGGTGTCATAAAACAAGTTTTTGTTTTTCACGCATCACGGATCACTCGTCACCCCCTACATCTTAAAACCGGTGAGCCTGGCAATCTCCTTCTTGTAATACTTCGCGTAACCGCCCGGCCTGCTCCAGTAAGCCCGGATCCGGCCGGCCGCCACCTCCTTCTGCAGATCCCCCTTGTTCAACCCCGTCCAATCCATGAACACCGCCCGCGGCACCAACCCCGGCAGCCGGTCAAATTTCTCCTGCGTACATTCCGTGGTGTAGGTCTTCGCCATAAACTTTTTGATGTTTGATTATTCTCTGGAGCTTGGATGTTGGAATTTGGTGCTTTTCAATACGCCCCTCCACCACTGCTCTGAAACGTGGTGCTTTCATAGTATTGCAAGTCCGCCAGCGCCATCCCCCTCACCAAATCCGCAAAATCCTTCCCCCCCGCCCGCGCGCCGCCCTGACCCGTAAAATTGCTGAACATCCAGATCACCTGCTTGCAATTCTCCGTCACGTACAGCTTCGGGCAATTATCCGGCCAGCTCAGCGGCTTTTCATTGTTCCAGTACAGCAGCGAATTCACATGCGTGTACCCGATCGCGATCTCAATCCCGCTCCAGCCCCGGAAAATCATCGGCTCCTCCAGCTCCGCAAACTTCTGATAAAGGTTCGTCCCCCCGTTCTCCTCAATATGCGGATTGTTCGCGGCTCTAGGGTCGGTATATCTTTCAAAGATGTCCTCATTCCTCAGATCGCTCCGGTCTCCCTCTCCGCTGGGGGAGAGGGCCGGGGAGAGGTGGCCAATACCCATCTTTTCTAATCGTCTCCACTCCTCCGCATGTTGCTTCACCCCCAGCCCCTGGCTCCGCTGCGCATCCCCGCGATCCCCGTCCGGCTGCAGCGGATTGGAACTCGGCACCGCCCACTCCCCGTACGTCTGCGCGTCCGGCCAGTCCCGATAAATGTAATGATTCCCCTTCGCATCCACTCCCACCCACAAACTCGCCCAGCTCCTCGAGGCGTCGCCCGGGTCCGTGAACATGTACCGCGTCAGCTTCGCCGGCAGCGCGCTCACCTTGATCACGTTCACCTCCCCAAACAGCGGAAACGCCTTGTTCATCACATCCCGCGCAAACCCATAGGCCTTCCGTTCGATGAACTCGCTCGACTTGTCCTTGCACTCGCTCTTGACACCACCCTTCTCCGCGTAGCCGGAAAACGGATTCCACTGCGTGAAAAAGTAAATCACCGCCCCGCCGTCCGTCACCGGCGTCTGGATGAACGGCATGTGCCCCGCCGGCTGGCCCGGAATGTTCACCCGCTCACTCAGCAGCTCGGCCGGCCGCGTCGCCACCGTCTTCGGCGTCCCCAAAAACTCCTTGATCGTCGTCGTGATGCCATTGATCGCCGTGAACGTCCAGATCATCTTCGCCCCCCGCGTGCCGCACCGCGTCACCAGCGTTTTATACCAGTCCAGCGGCATGTTCTCATCCGGCCAAACTCCGATGTTCGGCACGATCGACCCATCCGCCCGCTTCACGATGGATCCACGCTTCGCCCCCAGTTCCAACCCCTGATTTTCGCTCGCCAGTTGCTTGTACGTCTTAAAAACGATCTGCGTCTTGTTTGGCAACACCAAAAGCCCCTCCGTAAACCCCTGCGCCAGACTCCAGCGCACCTTGAAGATATGCCGACGATCCTGTTTAAAGTTGAGCGCCTTGATATGCGCCGGCAGATACTTCCAGATCAGCTTCTGCTGCGTATCCCGGCTCATGTCCTCCGTCGCCTGGAAACACCACCGGATCGAATTCCCGTACGCCAGGCACGATTCCACAAACCGCTTCGCCGCCCACTCCGATTTCCCCGCCCGGTTCCCGCCAGCCACGTACAGATACTGATTCTCGCTCAACAACCGGTCCGCATCCCTCCAATGCTCCAACTCAAACCCATGCCGCAACGGATCACCCTCCTCGCTCGCCGCAAAGATCATCTCCTCCCGCTCCTTGAACAGCTTGGCCACCACGTCAGGTCCATCCGGCAAGTCCAGCGCCGCCAGCAGCTCATCATCTGTGAGCCACGGCAGCACCGGACACGGCGTCGGATTAAAATACTCCTTCGCCGCCGCCAGCTTCTCCGCCCGCGACAACTCCCCCACCGCACGACTGCGGTTCTCCTGGAGCGGGGACGGCCCGTCCCCGCCACCCGGCAGTACAGATGTCTGGACGGTCTCCATTTATTCAGTTCCCGCCTCCGCCGGAAAATCCTTCGTCCGCTTGAACTCCCCGCGCCCGGTGGATTCCAAGAATCCCTTGGCCTTCCACTTGTGCAGTTTGTTCGCACAGAACTTCGTTTCCAATCCCGTCGCCACATGCAAGCTGGCCGCCGTGAACGGTTCCGGGGCCGTGCGAGCGGCCGCCATTGCCTTGATGTAATCCGCGCCCGGAGGCCGGCCCGGCTTGTCAGCGGCAGGAACATCTGCCCCCCCCTTTTTTTTACGTGCCGGTTTTTCCTCGGCCTCTGGTTCATCCGCCGGTGGAAACAATTCCCGCAGCACGGTGCGTGCTCCATTCAACTGCGCGATCTCCTCTTCGCGCGCCTTGATTTCCGCCTCGATATGCGCCAGCGTTTTACTGGCATGGACTTCAATGCTCATCTGTGTTCCTTTCGTTTGTTTGTTTGTTTTTTTCATCAACTATCAACTCTCCGTCTATCAACCAACAAGCGGTGCCGCCCCTCCCCTCGCCCTCCGTTCCAACTCCGTCACCGCCGCCGTCGCCTCCCGCAGGTTCACCAGCACGGCCGTCAAGAATTCCGGCGGCACCGGCCGCGCCTGGCCATGGACGTAGATCTGCACCAACTGCTGATTCGCCAGCGCCGTCTTCGGCAGGGCTTGCCGGATCAATTCATCATTCGTCATAACTCAGCCTTTCTTGGCGGCTTTGATTTTCGTCCACCGCGCCTTAGCGGCCGCCGCGATCTTGGCCTTGTTCGCCGGCGACATCTTGAATTTCTTCCCGTTCGTTTTGACGGCCGGCAACTTCAGCAGTGTCGGCTGCACCTGGGTGACGCGTGGTTTCTCGTCATCCCAAAATCCACCCTTTTCCTCCGCCTTCTGCGTCAACTCCGCCAGCTTCTCCGGCGTCCCGCCGGCGAGCTTGCACAGCGCCAGAAAATCCTTGTCCCACGCGACCGCGTGCCAGCCGCCGCCATTCCAGCGCGCACAAATCATCAGCTCCACCACGAACTCCGCATACTCCCGGGCCGTGTGCTCCGCCTTCAGCCACTTTTGCACCGCGTTGCGCGATTCCGTCACTTCGGTCGACCACCCGCGCCCTTGCGCCACAAAGTCGTGCCGCGTGATGTCCGTGGTTTCATAAACCGCCTGCGCCAGCAGCTTCCACACTGCCAGCGGCAGCGACGGCTCTTTACCATCGATCACCCCTTTTAAAATCTGCGGACAAGCATCCTGTGCAATGCCCTGGTACTCCTTTTTCTTTTTCTGATACGCCGCCTGTTTCTTGCGTTCGGCTGCATCGCCACCACCGCCGCCTTCGAGCTTGATCCCGTTTTCCTTGATCGCCTCCATCACCGCCTGCTTGGGATAAAATTCTTTCAGACCTTCATCCGTCAGCACCACTACCGGCTTTGGCTTGTGCTTGCCCATCAACGTCCCATAGCTCTTGTAACCCGCAGACCGATAGCACGTCTCACTCGCCTGCACGAATTCGTCGCTCTTCTTTTTCCGCTCCTCATCTGTCATTGTCTTGATGCCCTCCAGCTCCAGATCAGCCCGCTTTGTCTTCCAGGCCGCCTGCGTCTTCGCCTCGAAACAATCCACTTTCGTGCACACGTTCGGCTTGCTCTTCAGGTCCGGAAATTCCACCAGCATGTTCCCGCTGCGATGCGGACAGCCCGCGCACGGAGCCATGATCCCCGTCACGCTGTCGCCATACGTCAGCTTCACATCAAACACCGCGGCCGCCAGTTGCTTGATAAACTTCTCATCAATGAGCTTTTGCACGTCGCGCACCGAGTAGGGCCATTGCCAGTTCTGTTCATTCGTGATGATCTTCAGCAATTCCTTCTGCGCCGCCGGCGTCGGCAGCTTCGCCACCTCGCTCGCCACGCTGGCGCTTATTTTCCCGTCCACCAATGCCTTCTCCGTTTCCGGATGCAGCCGCGTCAGCTTCCGCAGCTCGTAAGCCGATGCCCGGCTGATCCCCACTTCCTTCGCCAGATCATCCAGCGAAAATTCCGGGTTCACCGCCTGGCGCTCCGCGAGCTGCTTAACGATCGCCCGCGCCTCCTCCAGCGCGCTCACATTCTCCCGCTGCGCATTCTCCACAAACTGCATCGCGAACCGCTGCTGCGCCGTCAACCCCGT